GTAACGGCAGGTTGATGACAATAACGACTCATCATTTCAGAAATTTGAGCGTTGTTGGAATTCATCATGGAATAGTTATCGGGCCTAATGGTGCCGTGACATCGCCCCCAACATTCCATTAATACTTGGATGCCGTCCTCTTTATTAAAATTACTGGATTTGTTAATGGATTCTAATCTTTTACCAAATTCGTCCATGATGGAAATATGTGCTGGTTTAAAACGTAAAGCAGAAAATACTGCGCCTGAAGAAGTGTAGCCGTCCCCAGCTAGAAGGTAATCGTATTCTGTGGCTTCCAGAATAGTCTCAATAACAGTTTTACTGTTTTCTTTACCTTGCCCAGACTTGGCAACATTCATAAAGAATAAACTGGCATAGTTATTTAGATCAGTTTTATACAATCTACTGAGGACAACACTGCCTAACGCCAATGAAGTTTGCATGGATAAGTGCGGTTGAGAAACGCGAGCGATACTTTCTGCGTATTCCCAAATTTCTTTTAAGATACCAGGTGCTTCTAATAATTCATCGGGTGGATTGATTTCAGTTTTTTTTTCAACGTACAGAGGAGCATACGCTTTGTGACTTTCCTTATAAGCGTGCGTTTGTGCGATGCTTTTAATTGTCGTTTCTATTTCAGCAGGAGAAAGAGGAGGATCATTTTTACTATTCCAAACATTGAGAATGCCCGTTACTTCTTCTGCGGATAAATTCATTCCGATGTATTTGCCCGCTAATCGAGCTGCGGTATCGTTACGACTCCCCTGTGGTACACCGTCTAAAGAAAGAGGTTGGTCCACACGTAACGCTCCGCCGTCAAAGTATTTACTTAAATTACCACTGGCTCCAGTGATAATTTCATTTTTAATTTTACTGATGTCCTCAAGAGTTAAATCAGGCAAATCATTGACGTCCACCAGGTCAAAGCCGTCAGATAACTTAGGTTCGTAAGTGGCGCCTGTAGAATGAGTATTAAAAGGTGCGACAATACAGCCACCCTTTCCAATAATATCTATTTCTTTTTCTGGTTCTACTTGTCCGCGCTTGGCAGTATATCGCCCAAAGCCGATGTGATTACAATAATAAAAATGTACGCCACGACCAGTAGTGACACGGAAAGGAGTGAACGTTAAGTTCTTAATGCACCAGCCGACCGCTTCAGGGGTGTCGGCATCTACAACGACAAAATCGCCACATATTAAAGCTGGCATTAAGCCATTGGCGTTTGTAAACCACAGTCTTATTTCGTGGTCGTCGGGGACAATCTCCTCTTGATATTTTTTCCAGGCTACTGTGGGTCTTTTTTCTGCGCGTGTTACTGGTATTACTTTAAAGCCGTATTCTGAAAATCCTAATGCTATATCAAGTGCGGAGCTGTCCGGGCTTAGGCTCCAATCTATCACTTATCACTCTACTTCTTCTAGTGGTCCATAAATACTTTCAAAGTCCAGCCGTCCCCCTGTTCTCAGTATTATTTTTTTTGCTTCTTTTATGCTCGGCTGTCTTTGGTTGTAACGCCAACTACGAACGGTGTTCCTTTTTGCTCCAAAAAGTTCGGCGGCGGCCTCCTCGCCAACAAACTCAATATACTGTTTTAGAGTCATAGACTCTTTGCTTTCTCTAAGTTCTTGCTCCATTGAATTTTCCTTGTTGTTATCAGAATGTATAGACTGCTTAATATACTAAATGTTTGCATTAAAGTCTAATTATGTTAAAGTTATTTTTGACAACAACAATAATAAGGAGAAATAAAATGCCTAGCATTTCAGATCGCTTTGTTCCACCAGGTCAACTGGTTGAAAAACAGGGAGTGTGTTTACTCGTTTACGGCCCCGCCGGAAGTGGTAAAACTGTTCTTTGTTCAACGGCTCCCTCTCCCACACTTATTATAAGTGCCGAGGGGGGTTTATTATCTATTCGTGAATCCAATGTCTCTGCAATAGAAGTTACTTCGGTAGCTGATATTGCTGAAATCTACGATCATCTTTATAAAAATCCTGGAGAATTCCAAACTGTTTGTTTGGATTCTATTAGTGAAGTGAGTGAAGTGGTCCTGGCTAATGAAAAAGAAAAGACAAAAGATCCACGTCAAGCATACGGTACCGTCATTGATGAGATGATGAAACTCTTGAGATCTTTTAGAGATCTGCCTATGGATGTTGTAATGACAGCCAAACAAGAACGTATCCGTGATGATAGTTCCGGTTCTGTGTTGTATATGCCTTCCATGGTGGGGGCAAAATTGCCTCAAGCTCTGCCTTATATATTCGATGAAGTATTTGCTATGCGAGTAGATAAGAATGAGGAAGGGGACACAACAAGGTGGTTGCAAACTGAAAAGGATTGGCAGTATGAAGCCAAAGACCGTTCAGGTTTATTGCAATCTTTTGAGAAAGCTGACTTAGTGCATATTTTTAATAAAGTTAAAACAGCATCTAAGGCAACTTCTAGTAAAGAAAAAATAAGTAACATTAAATCAAAATCGGAGGAAACGAATAATGGTTAATATTAATTTTAACGCTGAGGAAGAATTACAAAAACTTCCCGAAGATCAACGAGGAGAATTCCCTCCTCTTCCAGATAGTTGGTACACGGCTCAAATTATCGAGTCGGAACAAAAGGCTACTAAAGCCGGTACCGGTCACTATCTTCAACTTGCATTTGAAATACTGGACGATACTTATCGTGGCCGCAGAGCATGGGCGCGTCTAAATATAGACAACCCAAGCGAAGAAGCTGTGCGCATCGCTAAAGCAGATCTTGCTAAGATTTGTCAGGCTTTAAAAATAAATGCTTTGAACGATACACAACAACTTCATGGCAAACCTTTACAAATAAGGGTTATTTATAAAGAAGGCGATAGCACGTATGGACCTTCTAATGAAATTAGAGGTTATAAAGCGGTTGTCGCAACGGACAGTTCAACCCCCGTTGAAGAAGAAAAAACGGAAGCACCTTCTTGGTCGAAACCTAAAACTCCACAGGGAGTCCTTTAACTAAATTAGTTAAGCGGAAGAAGGTGGTGGCAATTAACCGCTGCCTTCTTTTTTAGGAATGTATCAATTACGTGACTATCAACATCAGGCGATTAACGCCATTTATAATTACTTTGATTATCAATCCGGTAATCCTTTAGTCGTTATGCCTACTGGCAGTGGTAAATCCATTGTCATTGCTTATTTTATTCAAAGAGTATTGGCAACCTGGCCTGACCAAAGGATCCTCATGTTAACTCACGTTAAAGAATTGATAGAACAAAACTATGAAAAATTAAAGATCGCATGGTCAGACGCTCCATGCGGTATTTACAGTGCTTCTTTAAAACGGCGTGATACTCAAGACGCAATTACCTTCGCAGGTATTCAATCTGTTTATCAACGCGCTCCCGATCTCGGTCATTATGATTTAATCTTAGTGGACGAGTGCCATCTAATTCCTTCCAGTGGCATGGGACGTTACCGTCGTTTTATTGAAGCCAGTAAAGAAATTAATGAGGCGGTTAAAATTATTGGCTTTACGGCTACCCCTTATCGTTTACGAACTGGGTTATTAACAGAAGGAAAAGACAAGATCTTTACCGACGTGGCAATTGATTTAGCCAGTGGTGATGAATTGTTAAAAATGGTAGAGGAAGGCTATCTCGCTCCTTTGGTTAGTAAGTCTATGGAAACACGCTTTGATGTGAGTGGCGTGCATACCAGGGCCGGTGATTTTGCCAGTAATGAATTACAACTGGTAATGAATGATGCCGACCATACGGAAACTGCACTTAAAGAAGTAGTGGAGTACGGCGTCAACAGAAGATCCTGGCTAATTTTTTGCAGTGGCATTGAACACGCAGAGAATGTAGCCCATCAATTAACAACCACTTATGGAATAGAGTGTGCCGTGGTTACTGGTAAAACTCCTTTAAAAGAAAGGGAGTTTTTATTGAATGCTTACAAAAATGGAGACATTCAAGCTATCAGTAATTGCGATGTACTCACCACCGGATTCGATGCTCCGGAAACAAATCTCCTTGTACTGCTGCGTCCAACGCAATCTACGGGGTTGTATGTTCAAATGTTAGGTCGGGGTATGCGCCCAGCTCCAGACAAAAAAAATTGTTTGGTCCTGGATTTTGCGCGTAATGTTGAACGACACGGACCTATAAACGATGTACGCCCTCAGTCACAAGGCAGGTCATCGGGACAAGTCAGCACGTCTCCTGTAAAAACTTGTCCTGATTGCCGGAGCATCGTTCCTATTTCTTTCTTAACGTGTCCCGATTGCGAACACAAATTTGCTGAACGCAAGATTGAGGTACAAGCAACGGCGGCCAGTTTAGAAATTATGCGAACGGACTTTAATCCAGAACAATACATTGAGGAAGTCGAAGTCCAGCGAGTTAAATATAGTTCGTATCGTAAGCGCGGTAAACCGACGCCCACATTAAAAGTGGACTACGAGTGTGGGTTAATGACTTACTCTGAATGGGTGAGTTTGGAACATAAAGGGTACGCACGGAAGAAAGCGTTATCTTGGTGGCGCACTCATATTTTGCCTTCATACATTGCATTTCCTGCCCCTTTAAGTATTGAGGAAGCCCTCACACGCACTCACGAACTCAAAGCTCTTGACGGGCTTCTAATGGACTTTAAAGGGCATTACCCCAAAATATTGGATTATATCTATGAAAAACAAGAAAAAACCGCCCAGAGTCTATGTGTTTAAAGAAAGTGAAGGAGAATTTCGCTTCATCAGCTTTGATGATCCCGATCGCTTCGTTACCTGGGTGGGATATAACGGGGAGAAAGAACAGTTGATAAATGATTGGTTTGGAAAACACAGTGTTTTTCATTGGAATGAATTACTCAGTCCAAAAGGACACCTGATGTTAGTGTATGAAACTTTAGATAAATGGGTGGAACCAATAACGCACAAGGATTTGCATTGGGCCATTCCTTTTTAGGAGAAAAAAATGATTAAAGTAAAAAAAGAAAACGCAGAAATTATTTACGATATGTCCAACAAGGCGTATCACGCAACCGATGCGATTGGCAGTCACACGGTTATTGATTTTGGTCGAAGTGCCGCACACGCAGTGGTGCCACTCAATGAACCAACGAAGGCGATGGAGTTTGGATCGGCCTGTCATAAATGGATCCTGGAGCAAGAAGATTTTTATGAAGAATTTGCTATCCCCACATTGAGCTTGCGCAGTAAAGCCGGAAAAGAATTAGCGGCGGAACTAAACGCTAAAGATCTTACTGTTATCTCGGAGCCTGACTTTGAACTCATCAAAGAAATGAAAGAAGCATTGACGCCAGAATCGGAAGCCTACTTGTCAGGAGCGGAGCGAGAACTGAGTATTTTCTGGAAGCGAGAAGAGTTGCCGTGTAAATGTCGTCCCGATAGCCTGGTGTTTGCAGGCAAAGACGAATCGGGAGTCTCCTGGCACAGTGTGGTGGATTACAAAACGGCGGCTGACGCCTCTCCGCATGGATTTAAGAGTGCTATCTTGCGTTACGGCTACGATCAACAAGCATCTTGGTACAGTGACGGGGTAGCAGCAGCTGGGTATAACGTGCGTGAATTTGTGTTCGTGGTTCAGGAGAAGAAGCCGCCTTACGTTAATATGGTTTATAAACTAAGTGGGCCGTCAATACTAAAAGCGCAAGATAAAAACGAAGAAGCGGTAGAAATTTTATTGGATTATCAGCGCACTAAAATCGCCAAACCTTTTAATTCTGATAACGTCATGGAGATTGATGTCGTTTAACGGATTTGGTAGTTACGATTAAATAAATATTTTCTTTTACCAGCTCGCGTAAAAGCGGACTGTTCTCAACAAACTCTAAAATAGATAGCATGTGATTGGGGTGAAGCACAGGTGATTCAATCTTACCTTCTGCGTATAATTCTTTAATAATGGCTTCAATGTATTCACGCCATTCAATGATTGATTTCTTTACTATTCTTCTCATTTTTACTCCTAATTAAATTCCATACCTGCCTTACCAAACCTTTCCTTACCACTCCAATCCAGAACGCGCCTCGCCGGAACTGCCTTACCTCACCGGTCCAAATCTCACCAATCCATTCCGCATCTTGCCATGCCTCAACTGCCAAACCAGTCCTCACCTCATCCACATCTTGCCATGCCTCAACTGCCATGCCGGACCCCAACAAACCGCACACCGCCCCAACCTACACCACCTTACCTCACCATAACTGCCGAAACACACCACATCTCACCCAACACTACCTCGCCGCACAATGCCCCAACTGCCCAACCATAGACTGCCAATCCTCACCAAACACCACCGCGCCTTGCCTGGCCGCAACTGCCTTAACCTACCGCTACGCACCACGCCTGACCAGGCCTTGCCTCACCTAGACTGCCAAACCACAGCATGCCCCGCCGGAGCGTGCCCGACCCTGCCTCACCGCACCGCGACTGCCTAATTATTCTTCTAAATTGTCTTTGTGTTGCGTTACCTGATCCGCTAGATCTCCGATAAACTCGCGTGCTTGTCCTTGATAAGAGGACAACACCGAGAGCTTACTTTGGAAATTTTTAATCGTGTATTCTAATTGCGTTAGAACTTGCACGGTTAACTGCTTATCATTTAATGCCTCAATCGTAGGCAGGTATTGGCGCTCACCGTCTTTTATAACGGAGACAAACGCCCGTAACTCCGGCACTTCCTTGTGTCGTACGATGGTAACCGAAGCGATTAACTGACGCGCTTGCTGTAAGCGGTGTTGATGTGCAGCTTCCTGGTTATTCCATTCAAAGTAACGGTGTAATGGCGATTCCTTCGCCTCCGCATAATCTACAACATGAGTGGGTGTTATGGTTCCGTACAGGGATTGGATATGAACCAACTCCCCGTACAAAAACTCATCTTGACTCAGTTGCTCTTGAGCTTCACTCATTGATGAAGTCACCTTCGATGTCGAAGGTTCCCCAACTGCCGTCACGCTCGGGACGATACTCACCCACGCCCACAGAAAAACCCGCTAGACGTACAATCGTAGCTAATTGATCTACGGAAATACGTGTTGGGTTAAAGCGAATACGCAACTTCGCCTTCCACTTAGGGAACTCAGCACGATAGCGCACATCAGCTACCTTACCGTTAAGACGTACCATGTCAGTACGCATTTGATGTTCCCCTTCAATCTGGACTAATTCGTCCACGACTTGAAACATAGAACGCGCTTCAGTCATTTTCATATCAAGACCTTGCGCCGCACGTACCAGGCTTTTCTTAAAACCGCCGCCTGGAAATCCAGGTGTGCCATCATCGCAATAATGAATGCACGCTTCGTACTCAGCTTGCGGATCTCTTTTGCCTTTGGCTTTAAGAGAAGTGCCTTTCTTTTGTTGTTTGTCCTCGATCTCCTTACGGGCCTTCTCCGAGAACTTGTGCATGACAAGGCGGTTGGTCCCAATGATTGGAAAAACAACGGTTTGTAAATTGAAGTCAGGAATAACAATGTTAGTGCCAAACTCCTCTATTTTTTTTGTTGCTAACTTAGTAGCCATAATTACCTCCTTTAGGTAATAGTATTAAACAAAACAGCGTAACGATTCCCTGTTGGATCGTAAGGATCCTTCATTAGATTAGTTACACCAGTATGATCGAACTTCTGTTGCCAGAAGTCCGCTTTCCACATATCCCATTGGTCCCGATTGTGTCGTTCCCGATCGGGATAAGTGGTCACCAAATGCTCAAGGTAACGCGCCGCCCTAAACAACTCCCCATAATCAACTATTTCATGTAATGGTTTGGGAGTGGGTTTCGTTAGCTTATGCGCTACCTGAGCAAAATCTCTACCTGTAAAAGTGTCCTCATACAGATAGCGAAACATTAAATTCTCTATAAACAAAAGGGGATTGGTTAAAAATTCTTCCTGTTTATTTTTTAACCACAACAACGACGGAATGCCTTGATGAATATCAAGATCCGGATTAAACAGATAACTGTTGTCGTCACTGACGGCAACGTGCCATTGGCGTTTGGGGTTCAATAAATTATTATCCGAGTACCACCAAGAGGTT